CATTTGGTAGACCAGACCCTATTGTAGAGTTTGCGGATAAACTAAAGAGAATGGGTGATAAAGAAGATTGGAAGGCTGCAAAACAAATGGAGCCTAAGTTAAGAACTTTTGTACCTGTATTAGTTAGAGGACAAGAGGGAGAAGGAGTGAAGTTTTGGGGATTTGGTAAAACTGTATATCAAGAAATTCTTGGATATATTGCAGACCCCGATTATGGTGATATCACCGACCCTGCAAATGGTAGAGATTTAACAATCGAATACAAATCTGCAGAAGAGGCTGGTACTACTTATCCTACTACAACTATTAGAGTTAAACCTAACCAAACACCTTTATCTAATTCAAAAGAAGATGTTACTAAGTTTTTGGATACTCAAACTGAAATTACTGATTTATACTCAGAGTTATCTTACGATGAGTTAAAGAATGTATTGGAAGGATGGTTAAATCCAACTACAGAAAGAAACGAAGATGGTGAAGAATCAGTTGCTGCAGAAACTCTTGGAACAACAGAGACTACTAAAACTGATGATTTACCTTTTGATGTAGATGAAGATAAGCCAAAAGCAACTAAGAAAACAGATGATGTTGCAGCGGCATTTGATGATTTGTTTAACAACTAATACCCACTAAATGGCTAAGAAAAAAGAATTGGATTTAGCAGATATCCTAGCGGATACTCTAAACAAACAAGCAAAAGACCAGAAAGTAGCATTCTTTCTTGATTCGGATGAAGCACCTACAAATGTAGAAGGTTGGATTTCGACTGGAACTGCTATGTTGGATGTTGCTGTATCCAATCGTCCTTATGGTGGTCTACCAATCGGTAGAATAACTGAAATTACAGGTTTAGAACAAAGTGGAAAATCACTATTAGCAGCACACCTCCTTGCCGAAACACAAAAGCAAGGAGGAGTTGCAGTTCTTATTGATACTGAAACTGCAGTGAGTAGAGAATTTTTAGATGCGATTGGTGTTGATGTATCTAAATTACTTTATGTATCAGCTGATTCAGTAGAACAAATTTTTGATTATTGTGAAACTATAATTGAAAAGGTTAGAACTGCTGATAGAGATAAAATAGTTACTATAGTAGTAGATTCAGTTGCAGCAGCATCAACTAAAAATGAGTTAGCTGCAGATTACAACAAGGATGGATATGCAACTGATAAAGCAATTATCATCTCGAAGGCGATGAGGAAAATCACAAACATGATTGGTAGACAAAAGATTACTCTTGTGTTTACTAACCAACTTAGACAAAAGATGGGAGTAATGTTTGGTGACCCTTGGACTACGAGTGGTGGTAAAGCTTTAGCATTCCATAGTTCTGTTAGAATCAGACTCAAGAATATGGGTCAGATTAAAACCAAAGTAAATGGTAAAGATAGAACTGTTGGAATTAAGGTGAGAGCACAAATCGTAAAAAATAGAATGGGGCCACCTTTGAGGGCGGCTGATTTCGAGATATACTTTGAAAGAGGTATTGATAATTATGGTTCGTGGCTTGGAGTTATGAAAGAAAACAAAATTGTAAAACAAGCAGGTGCATGGTATGAGTATGTAGATACCGATACAGGTGAAGTTTTTAAATTCCAATCTAAGGATTTCATTCCTATGATGGGTGAGAAAGAAGAATTAAGAGAACAAATTTATAAAAAGATTTGTGAACAAACAATACTTCAATATAAAAACGATACACTTGATATAGATTCTATGGAAGTGGATACTGAGGCTCCTGGTGAAAATGATTAATTATTATGGCTAAAATTGATACGAAACTTTATCAAATGTTAAAATCAGAGGCTGAGGCTGATAAAAACAAAGCACTACTTTCGTTGCAGTTAATAAAAGATTTTCCTGCTGGAATTGGAGACCATTCCACAAAAGATTATTGGGATAACGCAACAGAGGCTTTAAAACTACTAGCATCTGCAGATGAAAGATTAGAAACATTAGAGAAATATTTTTCAAACAAACAAGTACTTTAATGAAAGAATTATACAAAAACATTTTAACTTCGGTTGAAAAGGAACACAACCAGAATATCGATAGACACAAGAATTCTCGTGTACTTATTATCGATGGTTTAAATACCTTTATAAGATGTTGGACATCTATTCCTACACTCAACGATAATGGAGACCATGTTGGTGCAGTGACAGGAGTACTTCGTTCAATAGGTTACGCAATTAGACAAACTCAACCGAGTAGAGTTGTTGTTGTATTCGATGGGCAAGGTGGTTCACACAAAAGAAAGAAGATTTACAAAGGTTACAAAGCAAATCGTGCTAAAAGTAAACTTAAAATAAATCGTGCCTACAATGATTTGATGAACGAAGAAGAAGAGCGTGAATCAATGAAAAGGCAATATGTTTGGCTCGCAGACATTCTTGACCACCTTCCCCTCTCTTTCATGATGTATGATTCAGTTGAGGCTGATGATGTTATGGCTTACATAACTACCAATATTCTAAAAGAAGATGAACAGGCAGTTTTAATGTCTACTGATAAAGATTTCTTACAATTAGTAGATGAGAAAACAATAGTTTGGTCACCAACAAAAAAGAAAATTTATAACCAAAAATTAGTTCAAGAAGAGTTAGGATTACACCCAAGTAATGTTTTGATTTATCGTATTCTCGATGGAGATACAAGTGATAACATTCCAGGTGTAAGAGGATGTGGAATCAAAACTCTTTTAAAAAGGTTTCCTGAGTTGACTGAGGACAGAACTATATCATCTGATGAGTTACTTCAACTCGCAGAAGAAAAGAAGGGAAAAATCAAGTTATATGATGATATTATAAAATCAAAAGAACAAATCATCATGAATGAAAAACTTATGCAACTAAAAGATGTTGATATAAGTGGTTCAATAAAAATGAAAATAGTAGAGAAGTTTGATGAAAAAGTCAAACCATTAAACAAAATGGAGTTCATGAAAGTTCTACTAAAGTATAAAGTTGTTAATAACATGGGAGATATAAACGACTGGTTAAAAACAACATTTGGAAATATAGTTACAGATTAAACATATTAAATGACAGAACAAGACAACTTAGCTAAATTCGGGCAATCATTTCAAAGTAAAGTTGTATCGGCACTATTAACAGATGAAAAATTCTTGGATACTCTTAGTGAGATTCTGAATCCAAGATTTTTCGAATCTGAAGCAAATAAATGGATAGTTGGTGAAATTGCTGATTATCACGAAGAATTCAGAAAACCACCTACTTTAGATGTATTCAAAGCTCAAGTATCAAAACTTGATAACGATGTTTTGAAAACCACTATCGTAGAACAACTCAGACACATATTCACACAAGTTGGTAATGTTGATTTAGATTACATCAAAAAAGAATTCACTTCTTTTTGTAGAAATCAAAATCTCAAAAATGTAATACTCCAATCAGTAGATTTACTAAAGGCAGGTAACTTTGATAGAATCAAAGATTTAGTAGATAAGGCAATGAAAGTTGGTACTGAAACTGATTTAGGACATGATTATATTGAAGATTATGATATTAGGGCAGAGGATGTAAAAAGAGATACAGTTCCTACTGATTGGTCACCTATTAATGATTTAATGGATGGTGGATTAGGACCTGGTGAATTAGGAGTTGTAGTTGCACCTTCGGGTGTAGGTAAAACATGGATTCTTACAGCACTTGGAGCATCAGCAGTGCGGCAAGGTTTGAGTGTAGTTCATTACACAATGGAATTATCAGAAAATTATGTTGGACAAAGGTATGATACAGTATTCACTAAGATACCTTCTGCAGAATTGAAGGGTAAGAAAGACGAAGTAAAAGGAAAAATCAAAAACCTTAAGGGAAAACTTTTAATTAAGTATTTTCCACCAAAGGGTGTTAGTGTAAAAAAGTTACAACAACACATTGATAAGATGATTGCTACTGATAACAGGCCCGATGTTATCATTGTAGATTATGCAGATTTACTTTTATCTTATTCTAATAAATCAGATTCCACATATGCAGAACAAGGTGGTGTATACATCGACCTAAGAGGAATGAGTGGTGAACTCGGTATTCCTATTTGGACTGCATCTCAAACAAACCGCTCTGCTATTGACTCTGAGGTTATCGAGGCAGATAAAATAGCAGATTC